GCGTAATTTTACTGGGTCGCCCTTCAGCATGGCTGTAGACCATTTTGGTTTGACGATTGTGGAAGATAACTCCCCACTATTAAAGTGGTTACATACAAAACAATAAGTATGTCCATCAGAATATACGGAACTGCCATCTGACGAGCCACACTGAGAACAAGGGGCGTGATGTAAGAAGGTTGATTCATTTAAGCCAGTTGACTGGGATTGCATAATAGGCACACCAAGGGAAGCCATGTTTCTCGGCCCACACAGCGTACGTGGTTTTAGATTTTTTTGAAATCTTGTTGTGTGGTGCTTGGAATACAAAGCGGATGTCTAAGTCAGGATTGTCACGTTTTACAGCCAGCATCTTCCTGCGGTCAGCTGGTTTGAAGTAGCCCTTACATTCAAGATAGATGTTGTTTACCTTGAAGTCGGGAGTATATTTGTGGTCAATAGTATATTTGAATGACTCACCCTCATACTCCCAGTCTAGCTTCATTTGAGAAAGCAGATCTGCTACATCTGTTTCAAGGTTACTTCGCATTAGAAGTCATCGTCAGGATCAATGGAGCTGGGTGCTGCATCTACTTTAGGTTGTTCAGTCTTGAAACCTTTTGTAGCACCAAACAATGCTTGAGCATCTTCGGCTGACATGTCGCCACTGTCAACGACACCAGCTCCGCTGTTAAGACTAACAACTTGGACTGCCTTTAGTTTTAGTGATGTGCCAATGTCACCGCTTGGTAGAACATATGGCTTTTGGAAGAAGGCTAGTTTAACCTGACTACCGCTGTAGATAGGTGTCTCTTTGTCTTCTATAATTGTCCCCTCTGTGTCAACTACAACTGGAAATATCTTGTCTCCATCTTTCCAGCTGAATCTAATATGGTATGAGCCAGCTTTGTTCTCTAGCTCTTCCCAAGGCTCAGGCTTTACTGTTACCCTTTTAGGGTTCTTAGCTCTGCCTCTTGCCCACTCCAATGCAGACTCTCTTTCCTCTTCTAATGTTTGAAGAAGCTCTTTGTCTGTAATTAAAGCAGATAGTTTGTACCCCCACTCTCCAGCTTTTAGTATAGCTTGGAACCCGTCGAGTACAACTGGTTTTGGTGTTACGTGTGTTGTTGGCATTAGCAGAAAAAATAGGTGGAATTTGAAACAACTGTAGGGTCTAATGTACCTACGATTGGTGGTGGTTCAGTGGCATTGATGTCCTGTGCAAAACGTGTAAGCCAACATTCTTCTGTGAATATATTGGTGTAGGTTTTTCGCACAAGCGTATTGAGTGTTCCCATGTCTCCTGCTCTACAAAGAACGGAGTCGTGAATAACTGTGAATGGCTCATTGAACTCAGTAAAAGATCTGTGTAAGAGCGAAGCGTCAAATGAATGGATGTAGTTTGGAGCCGTACTTGATTTGTGTTTGGTAGGGCTGGGCTTTGAGTTACCGTTGGGTATCCTGATAGAGACACTCCCTAGTAACTGTAATCTCATCCTCTCTGTTTCAATGTCATCTCTTTTTTGATATACATGGAATCCAGAGGGAGTAGTCCATTCTACTGCAGTAGCACCATCTCTGATGTACTGGCCTACATGTTTTTTAATCCATCTCATTACCTTCATGGGCCCAGGAACTATGCTGTCCATGCTTTGATAGACTGCATTTACGATGGTTGTTAACTCATCTTTGTCCACTTCAAACCCTTGCTCTTGTAATGATTCCCTTATGTACTTCCTACTGCTGTCTTTAGTAGCGTTGTAGGGTATAGTCATAACGGTTCGTTTAGTGGTCTTACGTGTCATCCATCGGTGCATGTATGACGGTAGGAACCTTTTGGCTTCGTCGGCAACTGCAAGGTAGGCGTCGCTTGGTTTCTGGCTGGGACAGACATTGACTAATTCAGCGGTAGACTTGTCTCGGGCCAGTCCTGCTAAAATTTGCAGACCAGAGCATGTTGCATCAACAGCGACCATAAGACCTGTGGTGTGTTTATCACCTTTGATACAGCAATGATAATACTCGTGACAGGCAGCCATAAACTGCCAAGGTTCCTCAACCTCTTCCCATTCGCTTAAGTTCTCGATGGGGTTGGTTGCAACCCTTGAAATTAAGTCTTTGTTTTGTTTGACCCACTCGTGTCGGTCATCCAACGTGGCCTTGTCCAACCCGTAACTGGTAGCTACTTGAAAAGACAACCACAACTCAGACTCACTATTTACACTACACTCATTAGCAAATCTTAACAATGACTTACCAAAGTCTGTATCTTGTGGAGTGAGGAAGGCTGGAATGGGATATGCTCTACCTCTGTAATCAAAAGACCAACAAAGATAGAAGTCCTCGTCTTTGAACTTTCTAGCCGCCTCCATCTGTGTCCTAGTTCTAACCGATCTTTTAAAATTTATACGGTCAGCATTGTGAGCTTCAGCAACTTGTCTTCGCCAAGACTTGTTTACTTGCTCATCATCATCTGCAGCTGGTGGTCTAGGTGGTTTGAATGAAGGAGATATGGGTATAAATTTACCCACTACATACCCTCTTTCAACTAGCTCTTCAGCCACATCTAGCACGTGACGATTGACACGATATTGCACCTTTTGTAACTTATTTAAAAAGTTTAAAGGCGTTTCTCCGTGTATTATGGTAACGTTGCTCCTAACCCTAGTCATTTCATGGCCTTTCATCATTCGGTTGGTTAGATAACCTCCGTAAATAATCTCACCATTTTCATCATACCCCCAGTCATCAGGAGTCACTAACATAGGCCAAGGGATACCGCTAAATAACTCAGCAGATTTGATTAGTTCATGGCGTTTGGTATCAAACAACTCGGTAGGAACTACCTTGTAAAAATACCTTTTTCTGTGGTTATGTTTGTCAACAGTGAACCATTGAGTAGTCTGGATGACTGCATCTAATCCCCATCTTCCTAGTGTCAGCCTAGTCTTTGTCCCCCAGGAATCCCATTTAATTCCATGAGAACCAAACTTTTGGCTAGCGATTGCTTCACGTTGCTGCGTACCACATGAGCTGTGATAGTATGTCTTCTCGATGTAGGACATAAGGTTAGGATGCTCTTGTTTGTACCATCTAAACTTAGCTTCTGCCTCCAATGCAGAGCCAATGGCAGCCAGCACGGGAACCAATGTATTTTGGTTAGTGCGTGTACTGAACACTTTGTCAAAGGTAACTTTCAACAGTATGGTAGCAATGGCTAGTGGCTCCAGCTCGTCAAGATACTGCTTGATTGGTTGGTAATATTTACCAGCTTGACCATTCTGTAGTTTCCAGAACTGTGTCTGTATGTGCTCAACTAGGTAGGGTAATGCCTCTCTTATTGAGGACACTCCGTAAACGCTTGCACTTGCGTATGACTTCGATTCTAGCTGCTTTAATGAGTCGTGAAGCCTCTGCTTCCCTTGAGCTATAGCTTCCTGCTCCAGTAGAAACTGTCGGTGTAGGTTTGAATGAGTCTCCATAGGCTAGAAATAGTGAGTATTCGTAATCATCAAGGCGGTCAATTTGCCGTTGTGTTAATTTACGTATCATAGGTTTTACATTGGGGTTCATGTGGATGCACCTTACAGTATTCCTCCATACTTTCGTAGCATTTCCAGTTCTTTAGAAAAAACCTGGGGTCGTTAAGGCTGTCATACCTTAGCTCCAGCTGTCCTGTAGCTGCGAGTAATACCAAAAGGTCGGTGGGTTTCTCTTCTTCGAGTGTGGTATCAATCGACATAGATACCTCCCCAGTATCATCATCTATCCAATAGCCCTTTTTGTCAAGGACATTGGCTAAGTCATGTGGGTTCATGGAATAAAGTCAAGTGTGTCTAAGATTTCGTTGCTGGTCATCACCATGTAGTCATTACCATCTTCAAGTAACTTGGTCATGTATCTTTTGGCAGCTATACCATTTCGATATGACCTTTCGTTAATCTTTCCGTTGGGTAGCATGGCTCTGACTACACATACATAGGATGGCGGTAGCTCCCATGTGAGAGCTGCCTCATACCCCATGTCGAAGGTCACTTGTGTTAAGTTGTTAGTGGCCTTCCATTTGTTAAGTTCTTTGATGCGGTTGTTAAAGATTCTACCCGCCATGATATGATTCTCCAGTATTGTTTGGGTTCTGGTCTGGTGTGCCTACCCCCAGATGCTATGGCAGCTATCAGGGATAGTACAAGATAGGTAAACAACAGCCCACCAAAGGCTTGCTTGAAGTCTCTCCATATCATAGGCACCTAGCCTCGAATCTAATCTTGGCGATTGCCTCCCAAGCATCTTGGTCAAGCTCGGGGTGATCTTCTTGTACTTCCTCATAGATTTGCTCCATGATGGTTTCGTGGTGTAGAGTACTCATCTTAGGCACCTATCTCTACTACCTTTGAACCATCGGACTTTTTTGACATGTTGTCCTTGTATTCCTCGTAAGCAACACGCTCCTCGGTAATAGTCTTGACGTCATGGCACTCAAGGGTGTACTCTTCGCCATCAGCAGCCATGTCTGTAAGTCTCTTGAGTCTGTACAGTGCAGCCTCAGCATCAATAAATATGCCAAGAACTGTGCGTTCGTAGTGGTATGGACATAGACGTGTGAGTGTCCACATTTGGAGGGAATTGTTAGGATTGGTCATGTGATTGTAGCCATTGTAAAGATTTTAACATAATCCTGGGGTCATCGTCAAGTTTCCCAAATGCTGTGTTGCATGGGTCGCAGATGTAACCCCTGAATTGATCTGTGCGGTGGCAATGGTCGAGCACCCAGCGTGTTGTATGCCTCCCACATGCAGGACAAGCACCCGACGATGGTGGCTTGTGCATCCTGCGTAGGCGGTTACGAACTCTGACGTGATGGTTTTGACAGGACTTGCACGTATTCTTACGTCCAGCCCCAGCAGTTGAGAATAGTGGGAAGGAGTCAAGTGGCTTGAGCTCTCCGCATTGCCTGCACTGTTTCATTGCATGAAGTCTGTGTAAATTACTTCATCAGCGAGCATAGATAGACCCGCATTGGATAGTATGTCCTCGAGGAGGCCGCTGTCTGCGTCCTCAACGGTAACAGCTATGGTGCCATTGGTTGATGGCTCGTAGCTCTGCCCCATAGATAGTAGGCTGGGAGCTGTGGATTGATCGAAGATTAGTTTCACGTTAGACATTTGCTGCTAGCTCCGCTGGTAGTGATACTCTGACCTTTGGACGTCTGTGGTAGTAAGCGTCTGCGATCTGCTTGACGTGTACGCCCTGAGCTTTGCAGTTCTTGTTGACCCAGAAGCCAAGGCTCATTTGTGGTTGTGTGAGTAGGTTAGCAATAGCTCTGCGTGATACATTGGTGTACTCGTATGAAGAGCCAGTCAAGTATGTAACTGTAGCTGATCCAGTGATAGGGTCAACGTCGATGGACTTGACACATGTTGAAGTGCGTTTTTTTGGTTGCATGATAGTTGTGTGGTAAACAGCAGAGGGTGAGGCCCTCAGAGATAGCATAGCAGCTATCTGGGAGAACGTCAACCCCATTGGCTAGCCATTGCGTCGGCTATGCCCTGATACGTTGCAGCACGTAGCTTCCAACGATCTTCGGATGGGCCGAGCTTGTTTTGACCGCTGGGTGTTTGGTTGTCCCAGTAGCCACGCTCGGGTAGCTCCAGCTCATTGGTAGGTATGAGTGGTGGTAGATTCTTGAGCCACAGGCCAGTCTTCTTGGCCTCGGGGTGCCCGAACTGGTAGGGGTGGATGTATTGGGCTGGCTTGCCTAGTTTACTGCGTGTAGACAAGGCACCAACGGGATTCTCAATACAAATCCTGGGGCAAGGTAGCTGCCAGATACGTTCGACGAACTCGATGGCTCGGCCTTGGCGTCCGTCCTTGACTTTCTCGGCCCAGTATTTAGAGCCTGAGACTGCCAGATCTGTGCAGGGTGGGTGTGCGATGATAAGATCCCAGTGACCATAAGCGATCTGGAACATATCACCTTGGTAGTGCTTGCCGAATGGTTGCTCGGAAGCTAGGTAGTCACAGCTGGTAGCGTCATGGCCTCGCTTGGTGAAGGCTTCACGTACTACCCCGCTGAACTCGCAGGCGACTAATACTTTCATACGTGTGGGTGTTTGGGGCGTAGTTTACGCTGTTCTATGTATGCCATTTTCTGATAAAATATCTTTCTGCGTTTAGCTTCTTCGACTGACAGGTGACACATAGCTTGTATTGTCTCCTTGAGTGTTGGTCGTTCATGCGTCATGGCGTAGTTTGCGATATTCTAAGTATTGGATGGCCCTCCATACCTCGGGCGGTATCTGTTGGCTGGCTTGTGTCTCCTTAAGCGTAGGGCGTCTCCGTTTGTGAGAGTCCTTGCTCGGGGTCGAAGAACCACCTGTCGGTGTGGGCTGATTCGCAGAGGTCATAGTTTTTCTCGTGTAAGGATGTGAGAGTGAGAACAATAGCAGGGTCAGATAGTATGCCTTTGTAGGACATGACTGCCCCACATATTACAGGCTCGAAGGTTAGTTGTCTATACATCGTAGATACGTTTGTGTGTAACCCATGTGATAGCTTGGATGTCCGCAGGGTAGAAGTGCTCGCATAGCTCCTCGTTGATAAACGCAGTGGCGTCACGATAATCTTGCTTGATGGTAGCCCGTAGCTTTTTGCCAATGTTNGGCACCTTTCTGACTGTGAGACGTTGACCGAACCACACACTGTAGGCGTGGCCGTCGATGCACACGTCAGTCATGGCAGGGTTGGTGATACAGTTGTAGAACTCGATGATTTTGGGGCCGTTGAGAATGTCAACGATGTAGCAGGATGATGAATTGAGAATCTGCAGGGCCTTGGCTAGCATTGTTTTGTACGTACACACTTTGACTGCGAGCACGTCGTCGTCGTCGCCATGCCGCCACGCCTTGATGACGTTCTCTGCGTCGATGATGTTACGCTCCCAACGGTTGTTAGGTGATAGGGCAGCGATGACGCCAGCAACAACCTGAGCCGAGAGCCCATACTTTTCGCCAATGCGGGCGGAGATTTTGAGTGCTGAGGGATACCAGTCACAGCCGAGCTGTACTTCTTGGCTGGTGGCTAGTGTGAACTTAGCAACAATCTCACGTGCATTGTGTGATAGTTGAGAATAAGACACGATTTGATGATGGTGGATTTGAGCGGTTGGTAGGAATTGCACCCGCCTGAACTAACTATAGACCGCATGAAATAGTCTGTCAAGGTATTTTATCAAATGCTGACATTTGGCTAGTTGGCTAGCAACAGACTATGGTAAATAATTGTTTAGCGTCCGTTTGTATTCCCACACAGTCCCTCTCGAAACCTGGGCCCTCGAGCCCGACAGTTTGATTTAAACTCCTAAGAGTCAGGTAACGCTCCCTGATCGCCAGTGACGTATGCCCGTAGCATATTGTCCGTTTAACTAATTGGTTGAGCTGTAATCTAGTTCTAAGCTAGATCCCCCGTGTTTGATTTGTTTGATACCTCTATTATATATGAGGTGTGGTGTGTGTCAACTATTTGTTTTGAAATGCTGACTTGTAGTGTAGTGGACTTTTTTTGTGGCCCGCTGATCTAATTATAAACGCTACCTTGTCACCTTGTCAACCTTTTGTTAGTAAATCATCANATTTGGCTAACTGATGAT